GGTGTTCGGTGTTCCGCCGTCACCCTTGAAGGTGAAGATGCGTTCGACGCCGTCGATGGCCATGGGCCAACTCGCTCCGAGGAGGACTAACCGGCGGAAAGCCGGTCCCTTGGAGCTGACCGAATGCTGGCGACCTTAGCCCGATTTCATCGGCCCTGTCACCAAACCTTCGGCAGAGTGACCGGGATCTTCGCTCGCTTCGTTTGGCTGGCGTGAACCTCGCGGCGGCGTTTCACTTCGGGGTCGGTGTGGGCGAACGCCGCGCTCTTGAGCTGCGCGCGACGCGCGATTGCCTCTTCGGCGCGAGCTTTCGCCCGGCGTTCCTTGTCCTGCGTATAGGGATCGAAGCAATGGAAGCGGTTCACACGAGCCCCCGGATCTTCCGCCGCATGGCGCCGCGCCTGAGCATCGAGGCGCTCAAGCCGGTGACCAAATGAAAACCGACGGCGGCGGTCTGGAAGGCGTCGGCCCCGTGTGAGTGCGGGCCCGGCCCGTGCACCGGCAGGCCCATCGCGCTCTTGTGGTAGCCTCTCAACATCGCCAAGCCTACTTTGCAATTGAGCTCGTCGAAATAGGCCGAGCCGAGCATGGCGCGCGAGGCGTGGATGCCGTCCTCCTTGGAGCGAATGCGGGGCACGGTGATGATCGGCTCGTTCTTCGGGATCAGCTCCTCCAGCGTCTTGCGGCGGCTCTTGGCGGTGGAGATCTCGCGCGCCTCGATGTCGTGCGGCAGGAGGTGGCACTGGTAGTGGAAGCCGCCCTCGGCCTTCTTGGTCCTGAGGTGCTGGGCCCAGTGGTCGAGGCCCTTGCCAACGCCCATGACGTAGTCGACGAAGTGGACCTCGCGGCCGACGTTCTGCCACGACCAGATCGAGCAATAGTCGTGCACGCCGAGGTCCCATGAGGTGATGACCGGGGCGGCGAGATCGACCGGGACCTTGCAGACGCGGCCCTGCAGCGCGAGCGTGTTGAGGCTTTCGGCGAAATAGGCGCCTTCGACGGGCGCGTCGAACGAGCATTCCATCTCGCGCGCGTATTCGTCGGGGCTCATGTCCTGGGTGAGTTCGCGCGCCTCGGCGTAGCTCAGGGCCTCCTCGCCGGTTTCCGACAGCGGGATCAGGAACACGTCCCAGCGTTCGTCCTCCATCGCGCGCAGGCGCAGGGTGTTGAAGTGGTCGTCGCCGTTCGAGGTTCCTGAGACGATGGCCCAGCCCCGATAGTCGGCCAAGCACGGGCGCACCACGGTCGAGAACACGGTCTTTTGCAACAGCGGATATTCGTCGAGGGCGATGCCGTCGAAGTACATGCCGCGCATGCGTTCGTAGGCCGACATGCCGCCGTAGAGCTTGATGATCGCGCCGTTGTGGGGGAGGACGATGGCGAGTTCGCCTTCGAGGAAGCGGACGCCGTCGATGGTCGAGGTGTACTGCTTGAGATACGACCAGACCAGATCCTTGGCCTGCTCGAACGAGGGGCCGACGTAGCCGTAGCGCGGCGGCGGCCATTGCCTGGGGTTGAGGTAGGCGGCGCGGATCAGGTGGTTGGCGATGGCCACCGTCTTGCCTGCGCGTCGATGGCAGCAGGCGAAGATCCACCTCTTGTCGCTGGCGTGCAGGCTGAGGAAGTGTTTTCGAGGCCGGTAGGGGATGACCAGCGGCGCGTCGGCGTCGCTGGGTTTTGTTTGGGCGTCGGAGGCGAAGGACAAATCAGGCCTTCGGCTGCGGGCGCGGCGGCAGCTCCGGCGGGTTCTCCGGGATCTCGATCACCGCATAGCGGTAGCCGAGGCCGGAGATCGCCACCAAGGCGATGGCCTTGCCAGCGGGGATTTCCGGCGGCAGCGGCGGCCAGACGGTGCCGGGGGGCGGGTCCACTTCCGGCGGCTCGACGCCTTCGACCGGCGGCAGAGTGTTGTCGGGGTGCGCCGGATCGACCGGATAGATCGGCAGGCCATGATCGGGATGAGCTGGACCGCCGCCTACGCCCCAGCCTGGATCGACCGGAAGGCCGCCGCCCGGCGGGCGCGGCCAAACGTGCGGGGGCAATGGAGGCCGAGGCAAGCCGTGGCCTGGGCGCTCGCCGCCGCTCCAGCCGAAGCCGGGATCAATCGGACGCCCGCCAGGGGCGATGGGATGGCTGGGCCGACCGGCCCAACCGCCGCCGGGCAGGCCCTGGTCGGGATAGGCGCCGCCGCCAGGGAGCCCCTGGTCGGGGTGGCCGGGGACGCCGGGGATGAGGCCGGGGAGTTCGCCTAAGGGGACGAGCAAAACAATTTGCGGCATGGGAAAAGCCTCCTTGGTTGGGGCTTTTTCGGCTTATCACGCGCGTGTGACAGGCGGAACGCATGGCGTGGGGCCAACCTATGCGGCGGCTGGCAGGTAGCGCATGGCTTGATCGCGCAGGCGCAGCAGCTCATGGACGCCTTCGGGGCCGTCGTGCTTGGTCGCCGTGTCCACGAGGATCGGGAAACCGCTGTCGATGGAGGCCAGGACCTCCTCGCGCGTCGCCTGACGGCCTTCGGCCCACCAATCGATGCGGGTGGGATCGCCGAGGCGAAACAGGTAGCCGTCGCCCGCCTTGAACGGCGAGATGGCGCGCGTCTCGTAGAGGGCGACGCAGCCGGGATTGCGGGGAATGGGCATGCCGACGGTCGCGCGCTCGACGGGCAGCCCCTTCTCATTGCGGCGCATGCGTGGCTTGGTCAGGAACGGGCAGGCCTTGGCCGCGAACTCGGCGCAGTCGCGGTGCGACGGGGGCTCGCTGGTCACCCGGTTGACGACGCACATCGGGCCGATCACGCAGACCCGATGCACGCCCATGCTGCCGCCGCAGATCCAGCAGCGCCCGCCGCGAAAGGCCATGGCGATCTTGCCGGGGCTGACGACGCGGAAGTCGGGCTGGTCGTCCTGCCAATGGACGAACCAGGGCACGGGGAAGCCGCGCTCGTCGCGCTTGAGGAGCTTCATGCGGTCGGGCGTGGGGGGCAGGTTCATGGCGCGTCCTTGCGAACGGTGACCCGGATGAAGGCGTCGGGGCCGCGCGTGCGGCGAACGAAATCGGCGAAGCTCTCGGAGCCGCAAAGAGCGCGGATGTGTCGCTCCTCCTTGTAGCGCTTGATGGTCCTGAGGCCTTCGACGGCGCAGTCGGGACAGTAGGCTTTGGAGACGAACAGGAAACCGCCGCTCTCCGGCCTGTCGGTCCAATCCTGGTCGCAGATGTCGCAGACAACGCTGCGGCCGACTGGGATTGCCTCGCCTGGATGGTCGAAGGCGGCGTCCCACATCTTCTTCATTTCGTCGTTCATTTATTCCTCCTCGACCGTGCCTTCGATCATCGGCGGGGCAGGCCCGCGATTGTCCTCCGGCGGCAGCCACGTGAGCGTGAGGGCGCCGCCCTTGGTCGGCATCTTCAGTTCGAGATCGCCTGCGTGATGGAAGCCGCGCCGTTGCGCGGCGCGCGATTTCAGGAACTCCTTGGCCGAGGCGAGCTGGTTGGAGAAGTGGTCCTCGTCGTCGAGGCCCTTGAACAGGACGGTGAGCGTCTTGTCGACGCCGCGCGCGATCACCTCGTCGAGGGCGCGGCGCAGGACCGGCGTGTTCATGATGTAGTTGCGCAATTCCTCGCTGTCGGCGTCGATCTCGCCGGCGACAGCGGTGATGTCGCCGTTCCTGGCGATGATCATCGGCCGGAGCGCGTCGGGATCGAAGTCAGTCATCGGAACACGGCCTCGATCCAGAAGTACGTGCCGAGGACCAGGATCAGCGCCGCGACCCATGCGGGCACGGTCACGCGGGCGGTGAGCAATTCCTTGATCATGCGTCCATCACTGTGAAGAAGCCGACGAAGAAGTAGCCGTCGGGCAAAAGCACAAGGCCAAACCTCTGCGCGCCCCAAGCGCGCCAAGGGATCGACCACGTCCAGACGGTCATGCGGCGCCCTCGACCGGGGTGGCCTTGGTGCCGCGCACGCGGACCTCGACCAGGCCGTGCAGGGCGCGGCTCTTATGCGCCTTGTTGTTGTAGGCCTTGACCGCCAACTGATGGGCGATCCAGTGGATGTCGACCTCGACGTCGAGGTCGATCTCGACGTTCCGACCTGTCTTGCGGTCGACGACGCGGACGTTGCGAAGGACGCGCGCTTCCTTCATCGCTTGCGGCCTTTGTTGAACCTCTTGCTCATGCGCGGCCCTTGAGCTTGGGCGGGCGCTCGTCGGACGGGTTTAGCTCCTTCGCCGTGAAGCCGCGTTCGAACTTGGCCATCATCCCTCTCCTCGGTCGGCGCCCCACACCTGGGCGCGGGAGGGCACGCAATTGCAGAAGCCATCGTAGTCCCCCCGCCATTGCAGGCCCTGGGCTTGGTTCGCATAGTTGGCGAGGTTCTGCTGTTGCGCCATGGCGATGTTCTGCTGCGCCTGCTGGGCGAACTGCTGGTTGGCGATGTTCTGCTGCGCCTGCTGCGAGGCGAGCGGGTTCTGGGCTTGCGCCATGAGCGCCTGATATCGGACGTCCTGTCGATCCCGCTCCAGCGTCTCGGCGCGCAGGCGGGAGGCGCTGGCGTGCTTGGCGAGGCGTTCGGCCTCTTCCTTCCAGTGGGCGCAGATATGCTGTTCGAGCAGGATCTCGCGCTCCAGGGTTTCGATGTGGTCGACGAGGCGGGCGTGCGAGCGGGTCAGGCGCTGGACCTCGACCTGAGCGTCCTTGGCCTCGCGGCGTCCGTCTTTCAGCCCGGCGTCATAGCCAGCGATGAAGCGCGCGTCGGCCTTGTCCAGGGTTGGCCTGGGCAGCAGCGCCACCAGGGCGCCGATGGCGGTTCCGATCAACGACATGCTCTCCTCCTTCAGTTCAGTTTGGTCGACCGACGTCGATCTCGGTGTAACTGGTGGTGTTCTTGGCCGCCATCAGCGCGCCTTCGATCAATCTTACCGCATCGACGGGCTCGATGTTGCCGACCACCGCGCGGACGCCGCCCGCGCTGAACAGCATCATCATGAATTGCAGCTCGGCCTCTTCGATCAGGCGGGCCGCCGCCTTGGCCGCCTCCTGCTGATGGGCGGACAATTGGTCCCAGGCGACGCTCATGGCGTTTTTTCCAACTCGATGTATTTCTCGACGCAGTCATCGCAGAAGCTCGCGGCCCAGCCTTCGCTCGACCACACCGAGGTCGGCACATCGTCCTCGGTGAACGGGGCCTCGCAGACCGAGCATCGCTCCGGCGGCGTCTCGTCGGGGCCGCTCCAATTGATGGCCATACTGTCGATCTTGAGCTTAAGGCGCATCGGGTTGCTCCATGACGAAGTCGTGGCAGCGTCCACAATAGCGGTTGGCGATGTCGTTCGGGTTGTAGCTCTTGGCTCCGCAGCGCGGGCAGACGAACGCGGGCTGATCGTCGTCGTTGACCGGCGGCGGCGGCTCCATGCCCGCATAGATGCGCGCGGTGATGCGCGACAGCCGGCCTCGGGCGAAGCCGATGTTGAAGATGAAGCTCTCGCGCTCGCGTTGGCCGTGGCCGACCATGGCGCGGGTGAGGGCGTGCCGGGCTTCGATCACCGCGCGTTCGATCTGATGCAGGTCGTCGAGGGTCGCCTTGTCATCTTGGGCGCGGACGCGGGGGACGGTCATCGCAGCAATTCCCCCATCCGGCCGCTGAGGTCTTGCAGCGCGGCTTGGTCGAGCCGGAGATCGACGACGGAGCCGCCTTCGCCCCTGACGATGTCCCACATCCGGCTTTTGGTCACGGTCTTATCGGCGGCGATGGCGATCACCACTTCCTTGCGGTCGGGCCGGTCGGAGGGCAGCGGGCCTTGCGGCATGCCGGGCTTCCAGCCTTCGGGCTGCTTGGCCGTCCAGGCCTCCGAGACCATGCTGTAGCGGGTGACGCCCTTCTCCTTCATGATCTCGCGCGCGGCGCGGAGAATTAACCTCTTTTCGGCCTCGTCGCCCCACCGCGCGGGCATGAGGATATTTTCCTCGGCGGCGATCATGAGGAAGGTCGGCAGAAGCTCGGTCTCCTTCATCTCGACCAACACGATGCGGGCGTGTTGGCCAGCCTTGTCGAGCAGGGCGTCGAGGTCGTCGGTCATTGGACGGGCTCGAAATTGTCGGCGAAATATTGCGCCGCGACCAGCCATTGGTCGGCGTGATTGGCGGGGTTGCGGGCGATCATGTCGCCGGGCTTGGGGGAGCCCGCCTTGGCGTCCTCGCCGCTGATTGACACGTCGTCCATAATCTCGCCGGGGACGTAGGGGCGCAGCTCGGCGATTTGCTTACGCCGGTACTGGGTGAACTCGGTCATTGGACGGGGCTCCCTTACAAGCCGGGTTTAATCCTTCGGCGGGTTGGCGGCCTTCTCCCGTTTGCGCCGTTCGGCCATGTACTTGCGCATATATTTGCGCCGCCACGCCTTGGGGTCGAAGGGGGCGTTGTCGTTATGCGGCCCGTCGTCTGGCGGCGGGCCCTCGCCCTGATCGCGGCGCCTGCACACGGCGTCTTTTCCCACCGTCGCCTCCCCCTTATCGCCTTTACTGTTAAACGTCTAACAAGTTGGCCTGCTGGCTAAGTAAAAGGTCTAACAACTTAAGGCGTAAACCCCCAAATCTGTGGAGGCCGGGACTTAAACCGTTCTATCGCCTGCTCAAAACCCCCACCGCGAATACCTCAATGTTGCTTTTCGTGCGCTAACTGCCTGTCCCGCCTCTCGATCCACTTATCCACAGCCTCGGCGGTAATCTCCGGCCAATTGAAGAGGATTTCGAAAACGATCTCGGCCATGCGCGGCACAGGCCGCTCACCCCGCCGCCACCGACGCAACGTGATCGGTTGCACGCCCAAAAATCGCGCGATCTCAGAATGAAACGCTGGCCGGTCCTCGCGCCGCCGCCGCCGTAAACATTGCTCGATCACATATTCCAACCGCCGCGCTTCCATGCTTCCCTCCGTCATCGGACGTTAAACGTCTAACGAAGGGGCGTTGCGGAAGGCTCAAGTATACTGTTAAACGTCTAACAATCCAATACAGTCTAGGCCCGTATGTGGGCTATGACGGGCGCATTTGCGGCATATTTACCGCATGTTGGCCCAGATGCAACAATCGGCCAATGCCGCGCAAACCGAAGGAGCCCGACCCCCGCGTCATCATCCCCATTCCCCCCAAACTGCTGCGTGAGATCGACGACTACCGGTGGGCCAACCGTATCCCATCCCGCGCCGAAGCCATCCGCCTGCTGGTCAAAGAAGGCCTCAAGGCGAAGAAGTAGGCTTGCCATCGCCCTTGAGGGCATCACGCAATCGCGCCACTGCCGCTGTGCTAGGACATTCGTTGCGTAGGCGCTCCCAACCTTCATCCCCATCGGCTATGTGTTCGCACGCCTTCAAGAGATTGACTTGAGCATCGAACTCTGCCCGCAGCGCCGCGATCTCGTCGCGCAGTTCTTCAAGCTCAAGTCCGCGCTCAACCGCTGTGCTTGTCCATTCATCCCGGCTGGCGTGCAGCGCCGCGATCTCGCGAGCCTTGGCGACGAGTTCGTCCCGCAGCCGTTCGATCCCATCCTCGCTGTCTGGCTGGTCGTCGTCGTGCTCGTTGGCGCTCATCGCCCCTCTCCACCGCCCTTCTTCCGCGCCCGCCAGCCCCGCATGTACTCGCGCTGATACGTCACACGGTCGAAGCCCCGTGACGGCGTGACGGCCTCTGTGACGGCCTTCGGCATCGGAAGATCACGCGGCGGCCGATACTCAGCCCCCACACGCTCCGAGGCCTCGCTCAAAATAGCCCTGGCCTTCGCCAGCCGCTCAGGAGCAGGCCGAGCAGCCGGGACGTCATCAACGTACTTCAACGCCATCGCCAACCTCCCCGCGTTAGTCTAACGGTTAGTCTAACGCGCTATACTGTTAGTCTAACGGTTAGTCTAACAATCGCAAGGTTTATTATTACTTGGCGGGGGTGTAGTCTGGGAATGAGGCGGGTGCGGGGGCGGGATCCCCCCTTCGGGGGCCCCCCCAACGATGGGTGCTATAGGGGGGTCTTTTCTGTTTACCAGAAAGGAGGGCGACCACCCTTTGGTCTGGTTGCGTCACGCGACTATGTTGCAACGATCTATGATCGACGCACGTAACCAATTGAATGTGCCAAAGATTTTGTTTTGAAATCCGCTGTGCGTGCTAACACATTGATATCATTGAGTTGTATTCCCGCACGGTGCGGGATTTCGCTGTGATCTGATCCACATACATAGCTCGCATGGATGACGCGGTTGTGCTGCGGTTGCATATGGTTGCAACGATCCGCAGCCGCGACGGTCTCAGCAGGTCCGCTATAGGTCCGGAAAAAACGAGCTTGAGGCGTTATTATAACGATATAAATGACTTAGCTAGGTCGATGCTCTGATTAGGAATAAGATGGTCGCTTGAGAACGTTTCAGGGTGCCTGCCTGATCTGGTCAACCCCTGCGAGCGGACATGGCTCAATCTTCGGGTTGGCCGAAGTTAGAAGCATTCGCACGATGAATACTTGAGGCCAACATGGTGTGATGCAAAATTAAAACCTCAACGAACTCAATAGGTTACGCGCGTGATGCCAATCGGACGACTTGACCGCGTGCATTCCGCTGTTATACATTTACAATCCGCGATCTCTGGCTTGCTTGGTTCTGAGCAATAGTTTTGCCGCGTTCAATCGCTGTTGGGGATCATCGCTTTCGAGTGCAGCGATGATTGTAATCTGGGCTTTATCGAGGGCTTGGCAGAGGGTTTCGGCGCTGTTGGCTCGCCAGATGGGCGTCAGGTCGATGAGCTGCTTGGCTTCAGGGACGGGCTTATAGGTGTCGAGCGTGTCGTCCTCGTCAGCATAGTCTCTATTTTGCTGGTAGGCGAGCTGTTCGAGCCTGAGTTCGATCAGCCTGCGGCGCATGGCCTCTTGCAGGCGCTGACTATTGTAGACCTGGCGCGCTCTGCCCTGCCATGAGCTTGGCGCGGGCTTCAAGCGCAGGCTTTCGTTTGTCTCGACCTTGGCGATCAGCGCGTCGAGAACCTTGTCCTTGGCCCTCCTACGGGCTTCTCGACCGAAGGCCAATTGGGTCGCGTGCTTGATGTTCATCGCGTCGCAGCATCGGGTGCAGAGCGGCGCGTCGTCGATCAGGTAGAGCGTGCCTGCGAGCTTGGCGCATTTCGGGCAGACGAAGTACGACCAGCCGCCGCCCTTGGCGAACCATGTGTGGGCTGTGCCGATGAGCTTGGTTTTACCGTTGGGGAACGGGATCAGGGCCTCGCGCTTGGCCGGGTCGATCACGCCGGTGGCGCGGAAGCGCGACGCGCGGACTTTCTCGAACTCATCGAAGAAGCGGCGGGTGTCGGCGTCGGCGCGGCGTCTGGGCATAGTTTTGCACGATAGCAAATCGGTGCGCGATGTGAAGGATTGCACGGGGCCAACCTTTGGGGTTATGCGTCGGGCATGCCGAAGGCCCCCGCCATTGCCGCAGCGTTCGCCGCTCGCCTTAATGCGATCATTGAGGCGAAGGGGCTCAACCAATCGCAACTCTCCCGCCAAATGTACGGTCGGAGCCCGCGAGACGGCAAAGCCTTAGGCCGCGACCGCTTATCCGTTTGGACACGCGGTAAAAGCCTGCCGAGCCCCGAAAGCCTTGCCCTGCTAGCCAAGGCGCTCGACGTGGAGACGACCGACCTCATGCCGAAGGCCGAGGTCGATGAGTTGAGCCGATTGGCGCCGAGCGCATCGATGGTCGTTTATCCTGACGGTCGGGCGCTGGTAAGCATCAATCAAGTGTTCCCGCTAGAGACTGCCATCGCAATCATGAAGCTCGTCGGAACCAAGCCATGAGCATCGTGGACATCATCGACATCATCCAGACCTGCGCGCTCCTCGGCGTGATGGCGGTCCTGTCCTACCTCGTCTATCTGCTCAGACTTGAGTTGACGAGCGCCACATCCGCGTTGCTCACCATCGTGCGGGCGCTGGACGAGATCAGGGCGCGGCTCAACGTTCTCGAACGGGAGCGCGAACGTTGAGCGAGCCGATCTTCCACGATCCCGGCAACGAGAACGAGATCCACTTCGTATACGCCTTCATGTCGATTGACGACGAAGGTCTGCACGGCCTCGTCGCCGAGGGGCTGCCGGGCCTGGGCATGACGCCGCTGGTCACTGCATCACCCAACGTCGCCGAAAAGAAGATGAAGCCGCTCGCCCAGGAGGTCGCCCGCAAGACTGGCAAGCGCGTCGGCCTGTTCCGCTTCAAGCGCGAGGCGCAAGTGTGGTGGACAGAAGGATGAGCGAAGCGATCTGCGCCTATTGCGGCGCTAAAGGCCCACATGGCCGCATCCGCTGCCTCGCCTGCGGCCAGCCGCTGATGTTCGCCTCGCCAGAGCTTACGTCGTCCATGGCCAGCGAACAGGCCAATGAGGTCCTGGCGCTGGTGAAAGAGATCCGCCCGCTGCTCGCTGGCAGGTCCGCCGAGGTGCAGGGCGGGGTCCTCGCCGATCTCCTGGCGATCTACCTCGCCGGGCATGTGCAGCTCGGCGATCCCGAAGCGACCAAGCGCATGCGCGAGCTGGTGCTGGAGATGCACATCCTCGGCGTCAAGGCGCTGATCGACATCAACTACCAGATGACCGTCGAGCCGCAGATCAAGGCCAGGACGCAGTGAGCGACACGTACATCCTCAACAGCCACAAGCCGGTCAAATGCGACGACCTGATGTGCTGGGCGCGCTGGTTCGAGACGGCCGACCGCCAGGTCGCCGACACCCAGCAGGACGAGGTGCGCGTGTCGACGGTGTTCCTCGGCCTCGACCATAGTTTCTGGCCTGCGCGCGTAGGCCCGCCGATCCTGTTCGAGACGATGGTGTTCGTCAACGGATCAGCCGAGCAGATGGAGCGTTATTGCACCTGGGACGAGGCCGAGGCTGGCCACGCGCGCTGGGTCAAGCAAGTGTTCAAGCCCACGCCTATATTGGCGCTGCCAACCACAGGAGAGGCATGATGGACGAAATGCTGCAAAACACGGTCGACATTCTGATCGACCTCGACGAACCGGAGGCGCTGGTGGCGACGCTGCAGCGCGCGGCCAAGCACCGCAGGGGCGAGCAGTGGCAGGCGCTGGCCGAGGAATTGCTCAAGGTCGAGATCGCGCTCAACGCGCGCCAGCAGCCTGATGCGCAAAAGCTCCGCAAGCATCTCAGCGAGTGGTCGACCCCGGCCGAACATGCTACAGGAGCCAGTCAGCCCCAACCCACAGGAGCTGACCATGCCGACGCAACCGACGCAGCCGCAGAGGCCGCCCGTCCCTCCCCCACAACCACCTAAGCCCGCCGCAAACGCGCCCGCCGCCAAAGTCGAGGCGCACGCCAAGGAGCAGCCCGCCTTCACCCCCCAGGCGGCCATCGATCCGCGCGCCGAAAAGCCGCCCGAAGGAGCCTATGCCGACGGCATGACCATCGCCGACGAGCAGCGCGCCCGCTCGGCCTGGATCGAGCAGCACGGCCAGAAGGCCTACGCCGAGGCCACCGAGGAGCGTCCCGCCGAGGAGCGCGTCAACAAGCAGGTGCCCGGCGTCGTCCCGCCGACCAAGCGGGAGTGACGGCGATGACCTTCCAGGTGTCCGATTTCTCTGGCCAAGTCGCGCTCAACGCGATGATCCACAAATGGTACCCGAACCGGGCGGCCGAGCTGACCGCCATCGCCACCGCGTTGAGCAGCGACGTCACCACCCACGACACCACGATCTCGACCGCGCCCGCCGGATTGCAGCCGGGCAATCCAGCCAACTCGCATTTCACCAACGACATCCTTTTGGTGGTCAACGCGGGCAAGGGCGGCAATCTGACCAACACGCAAATGTCGAACGCGATCACCGCCGGGTTGGCCAACGAAATTCCGCCGGTCAACACCGCCGCGCCTGCTGTCACCGGCACCGGCGCGGTCGGCAACACGCTCTCCTGCACCCAAGGGACGTGGACCTATGTGCCCACCTCGTATGCATACCAGTGGCGGCGCAATGGCCTGAACATCGCGGGCGCGACGGCGGCGACCTATCTCTTGGTCGCGGCCGACAGCGGGACCAACATCACCTGTAGCGTGACGGCGACCAACGCCGCAGGCTCGACAGTCGCGCCCCTATCGAACGCCATCGCGTGTGCGTGAACGGAGGCCAACATGGCGGTGACCGATCTGACCGACAGCCTGCCCTACTGGGCGAGGCAGGGCGTTGGCTATGGCGGCGGCCCTGGGCCCACTGGAGGGCCTGGAGCGGCCCCCCAGGGCGCTGGGAATAGCGCCTCCTGGCTTCAGTACCTCATGCAGATGTTCGGCCCGATTTCCTCGGCGAACGCGGCCACGGTGGATCTCGGCCATGGCGACGGCGACAACCCGCCCGTGTCGCCAGTCGCGGCACCGCCAGCGCCCGCCGGGCCTTCCATCCTGCCGCAGGCGAGAGGCGTGGCCGTTCCTCCAGGGCCGATGGCGAACGGGCCAGCCCCCGCAGGCCCGTCAATCCTGCCGCAGGCAAGAGGCGTCGCTGTCCAGCCAGGGCCGATGGAGCCGGGCTCGACGACCATGGCCCCTGCTGCGGCTGCGCCTGGAGCCGCGAACCCGCTGGCCACCGCTGGACCCGGAGCCGCTGGGCCTGTCCCTGGCCCCTTGGCGAGCGGCGGCGCGAGCGGAGCGGGCGCGACCTCGAACCCGCGCTTCGTCCAGCTCGACCAGGGCCAAAATATGGACCCCACCGCGCGCAATCGCGGGCCGCAGATGACCGCGCTCAATCTCGCTGGCCTGTTCGGCGGCGGTGGAGCGCCAGGCGCTCCGAGAGGCGTGAACCCAGCGAACCTGCCTGCGCCCGCCGCCCAGACGGTCAGCGGGCCGCTGGCTCGTGGCGCTCCATCGGGCGACAATTGGGACATCGACGCCAACGGCAACGTCGTGCCGAACTATGGCGACCTCAGCACGACGAGCAATGCCCCGTGGAAGTACGGGCCGCTCCAGAAGGGCAACATCTGGAAAACCAGCGGCGGCCCTCATCGCTGATTTCGTGAGGTCAACATGCCGAAAATTCTCGACCGGGTCGTCAGTCAGCTCAAGGCGAAGGGCGTCGCCAATCCCTACGGCGTCGGCGTCTCGGCGATGCAGAAGGCGGGCAACCTGAAGAAGGGCACGCTGCAGGCGACCAAGCAGGGCATTCGACGCGGGAACATGACCCCTGCGCAGCGCGAGAAGGCGCGTGACGCCCGCGCCAAGTCTTAGTCAGCGTTCTCCTTCGCCCGCCGCGTGACCGCCTTGAAAACGCAGTGGACGAGAAACTCCACGACCGCGCGCATCAGCGCGATCTCCTTTAAGGCCTTCTTCTCGCTCATCGTCCCCTTGGCCACCCACTTCGGGTAGACGCGCTGCCGCAATTCGAGCTCGCGGCGGCAGCAGCCCAGGAGGTCGTTGAGGTCGACGTCATGCCACGACATCGCCGGATCGCTGATCCGCACGGTGGGCGTCCGATGATCCTGCTTCTGCGGCCATTCCTTGACCATGCTTTACTCGCAAAATGAGGTTGAAGGTCTGGATCATCGCCATCGTGCAGAAGCGCAGTTGTTGGAGGCGCCCGGCGACCTCCAGCGGATTGCGCCGCTCCGTGGCGTCGAACAATTTCAGCGCGTAGTCCTCGGCGAGCATCGCCACGCGCCCCAGTTCGTCGAACGCATCGCGGCGCAGCAGCTCGATCACCGACGGGTCAAGCGGTTCATCGGCCATCGCACAGCGCCTGCGCCAGCCGGTAGATCCGCCATCCACTCGCGTTAGGCCCGTCCGTCCATCGGCGAATGTCCTCAGCATCGCGCATGGCCTGCTCAAAAGCCGGATCAACAGCCCTGGGCGCCGCCAAACCTCGCTGAATGGCGCGGCCCCTCGCCGCAGCGGCCCGGCCCTGCGCCCGCGCCTTGGCCAACGTGGCGACCGCCCACGGGTCGCCAGCAGCCGCCATCGCCTTGAGTTTTGACGTCACCGCTCCCTCCAGTGCCTTATTCTGAACCAGTAGCCTCTGGTTGGGTGGCCAACGGCCACCCAAGCTCCCTGCTAAAGCCAGACCCCCCCTTACCCCCCACGGCCTTTTCCCAAAGGCTACGGACAGGGTAGGAGGAGCTTGGCAAAAGCATCCCTGCATTTGCCGCCGGGCCTCGCGGTACACCGGCGTCTGGCAGTCAAATCTAGCAGTCCGTGCCAGATAGGCTTGGTAGCCCCACCCGCGTCGCCACGCCGCTGCTAGGCGAGCCGGAAGATACCGGCCATATGCGTGACCCTTTTCTATTGGGCTTCGCCAAGTACATGAGCGCGTCTCGAAAGACCCGCCGTGCATGGATAGCGAAACCGAACGCACGCACGAAGTTCACAACTCGCGTCTTGGAGTTGTGATGAACTTCTGTTAAAGGCCGGGGAGAGGAGCGTAGAAACCCTCATCCAACCTGGGCCTGGGCGGTGTTCGGCCAAATGCGCCGCCCAGGTTCTTACTTCAGCACCTCCCTGGCGAACTCCAGCATTTCCATTTCCTGGACGATCCTGCCCCAGTGGCGCAGCGGGCCGATGGGCAATTTGACGCCGTCGGAGAGGCCGCCGTCGCCGCCGCCCCGGAAGCGGTTGTTGCAGACCGGATCGTTCTCGAAATAACGCGTTAGCCTGCGCAATACCGGGACTGGAAAGAGCATCGTCATGATGGTCTCGTCGCGGTGCTTCAACTCCTGCGCCCAGACGCTCGCCTCGGTCGTCATGATGCCCGACGGTCGGCCATTCCAGGCCGTCTCGATGCAAATGTTGCCGAAGTCCCACGGCTGATGACGCTCGCACTTGTGTTCGAACTTGCCGTCGAGCAGGAGGCGCGCGAGCCGATGTTCGTCGACCAGCGCGCGATTGAGCTGGAAGTCGAACTTGCCGTCGCCGTTGAAGGTGACGCGGTCGCTGTCGCGCGTGTCGCTCATGCGGCGGCCCTCCGCACGACGCCCCAGGCCTCAAGCAGGCGGATCGGCTCGTCGCGACCGACGCAGATCGCGTAGGGGATCGCGAGCCCGGCGCATAAGCGACTGAAGTCGCGCTGCGCGTCGCTGACGTCGCTGTCCTCGTCGCGCTTGAGTTCGATGAAGCCGACGGGGAGGTCGGGCGCGAGGACGAGGAGATCGGCGAGGCCGCGCCTCAGGCCCGGCTGGCCGAAGGCGCGCTTGTTGGGGATCGAGGCGACCAGGGAGCCGGGGACGCCGAGGAGCTTCCAGTGATCGACGACGGCGGCGGTGATGTCATCTTCAGACGGCGTAAATCTCTTACGTTTCCGCGCCATCGGACGCCCCTCAGGCTGCTTTGCGGCTCTTTGGAGAGAATTTCTGAAGTTGCTTGAGCAGGTCGAGGCGCTGCTCGATCACCGGCAACGGCCCGAACATGTCGAGCCGGGCTTGAGGCGCGAGCAGCGACAGCCAGCGCAGAGCCAGCTCGGTCGACGGCGTGCGGCGGCCCATCTCAATCGCGGTCATGTGCAGGCGGGTGATCCCCAGCCTCTTGGCGAAGTCCACCTGCATCATGTGCGGGTACTTCATCCGCCGCACGCGGATCAGCTCCAGGAGGGGAGGCCTACGCGGCAGGCGTGTGTGCGGCTTGGGCATAGGGACAACATGCCGCACCGCCGGATATTTCGTCAAGACTAGATCCGCGCCATCCACAAGATAACTCAAGTATGCATGGCCATGGGCCAACTTGTATACCTACGTACCAGCGGTAAAACGTCTAACAGATAGGTGTTAAACGTCTAACATCCTGTTAAACGTCTAACAGATAGTGCGAATACTTGTGGAAGAAAGTTGTGTTAAACGTTGACGGCCAGATGGCGGGGGGACAACCTTCGGTCTTTGCATGAGGGACCAGATGAGCGATAATCAGCCAGCGGCCGGGGTCCCTTACCAGTCGGTCGCTGCGCCGCCCTCGGACCCAGGACCCCCCTCTTCGGCCACCGAGGGCGGCGGCCTGCTCGCAGTGATCGAGCGGCTCGCCACCAATCCCGCGCTGAACCTTGAAGTGTTCGACCGGCTGCTTAAGGCGCGGCACGACGAAGAGGACCGCGCCGCCAAGCGCGCCTACCTCGATGCGAAGGCCAAGGCGAAGGGCGAGCTGCCGCCGATCATCAAGACACGCCTCGTCGACTATCCTCACAAGGATGGGCGCGGGCGCACCAGTTACAAGTACGAGGACCTGTTCGACATCACTCAGGTCGTCGACCCGATCCTCGCCAAGCACGGCTTGAGCTACTCCCATCGCGTGACGCAGAACGGCGCCAAGATCACCGTCACCTGCATCTTCAGCCACGCCGACGGCTACAGCGAAGAGTTCCCCCAGGACGGCGTCGAGGATACGAGCGGCCAGAAGAGCGCGAACCAAGCCGTCACCTCGACCATCACCTTCATGCAGCGCGCCACGCTCAAGCAGGCGCTGGGCCTCGCCGCCGGGCGCGACAACGATGGCCAGAGCGAGGCCTCGCCCAAGATCAGCATCGAGCAGGCCAACGAGCTGCAGAAGCTCATCGACGACACCGGCCGCAGCCAAGCGACGCTGCTCAAGCTCGTCGGCGTCGAGAGCGTGATCGACATGAACGTCGATCAGTACACGCGGGCGAAGCAGGTCCTCGACCTCGCCAAGGCAGAGAAGGGGCGCAAGAATGCTCCAGGGCAGTGAGGAGTGGCGCCAAGCGCGCTGCGGTTCGATAGGCGCGTCCGATGCGCCGCGCGTCGTGCGCCGCATCAAGTCGGGCGGCTACAGCGCGGATCGCGACAGCCTGATGGCGGAAAAGGTGCTTGAGCGCCTGACCAACACGCCGTTCGAGAAGTTCAAGAGCGCCGCCATGCTGAGGGGGGTCGAGCGCGAGCCTGAAGCGCGCCTGCTCTACCAGATGGTGCGCGGCGTCGAGGTCGAGCAGGTGGGCCTCGTCTCGCACCTCACCGTCAAGGGCTCGCACGCCTCGCCCGATGGCTATGTCTTGCAGCCCGGCGGCACGGCGATAGGGGGCTTGATCGAGATCAAATGCCCAGAGCCCGCAGCGCATCTCGACACGCTGCTCACCGAGACGATCAGCAACGACTACACCGTGCAGATGCAGTGGCAGATGGCCTGCGCCGTGAGCCCCTGGTGTGACTACGTCTCGTACAACCCCGACTTCCCGCCCGCGATGCAGCTCTGGATCAAGCGCGTCCATCGCGACGCTGCGCTCATCGCCGCGCTCGAGCGCGAGATCACGATCTTCATCAGGGAGCTGGAGGCGAAGGTCGACAAGCTCTCACGCCGCTACGCGATGGCGGCATGATGATCGCCCCAAAAGCCCAGCCAGAAACCATTAAGCCCGGCTGAAACCCATGCAAGGTTTCCAGTTCACAAATGAGAGAGGCGAGCCGATCCAGGCTGACCCTATTTCATATGAAATAGGGCGCGAGGCGAAGCGCGCGTACCATCGCGCCTACATGCGCGAATGGCGCAAGACACATCCGATGAACGCTGAGCAGCGGCGCAAGGACAACGCCCGATCCTACGCCAAAGAATATCTGAAGCGCGGCAAATTGACGCGGGAGCCGTGCTTCGTGTGCGACGCCGACGACGCCGAGATGCATCACCCCGACTACGGCGAGCCGCTCAACGTCGTGTGGCTTTGCCGCAAGCACCACCTCGACCTTCACAAGATGGGCCTATGAGCATGATGGCCTTTGTCTGGAACGGCGAAGCGATGATCCCGGCGAGGCCGAAGGCCGCCGACAAGGCGTTCGTGATCGGCCGCCGGTACTGGCTCGACGAGGTGTCCGAGCGGAGCTGGGCCTCCCACCAGCAGCAGTTCGCCTGGATCGCCGAGGCCTGGGCCAACCTGCCCGAAGCCATGGCCGAGACATTCCCGACGTCCGAGCATCTGCGCAAGGCGGCGCTGATCGCCACCGGCTGGCATCGAGAGGCGATCATCGATTGCGGGAGCCGGGCGGCGGCGGCGCGCGTGGCCGCCTACGCCAGGGGCGAGGATGAGTTCGCCCGCGTCGTCGTGCGGGGCTCGACCGTCATCGTGCAGAAGGCGCGCAGCCAACGCATGCATGGCCTCGACCGGATGCTGAAGGCCGAGTTCGAGGCCTCCAAGGCCGACATCCTGGGCTGGATCGCGAACCTGATCGGCGTCGAGCCTGAGCGGCTCCGGGGGGCGGCATGAAAGAGACTTGGGCAGAGAGCCTGCGCCGAAAGGTTGATGAGCTTGGCCCGGCAACGCCGAAGGATGAGCTTGGAGCGCCGATCCTGATCTGGTTGGCCGATTTGCCGGATCGTGTGCGCGAGGCAATCCTTCTGGTTTGTGAGGGCTATGAGCGCCAGCAGGAGCGTTCATACGCCAAGGGCGCCGAGACGCGACGGGCGCGGCGGGGGGCGGCATGAGCTACCCGCCATTCCCGGCGCTCTGCGAACGATGCGACCGCAAGATCGATGATCAAACCGGCTGGGGGGTCCTGATGATTTGCGCGGTCCAGCCCCAACCCGCCGGGAGGGGCAACGAAGAGCGGCGAGAAAACGGTCTGCTGGTGTGTGGATATTGCCTCCACGACTTGGCGCGATGGCTCTGCCCAGATGTGGGGGGAACATGATCCGCATCTCGTTCTCGGCCGCCAGCCAGCGCGCCATCGAGCGCCGCGCGACTGACATGACCGGCCGCAGGTGGTGCGAGGAGTGCGGCGCCGAATGCCCGACGCGGGCCGACTACGAGATCGACCATTGCGTCCCCGAAGGCGTGCAGCCGGTCAACGACAACCGGCCCGCGCTCTCGGCAGACGATGGCAAGTTGCTCTGCCTCAAGTGCCACGACGTCAAAACGCGGCGCGACGTGTTCGAGATCGCCAAGATGAAGCGCCTCAAGAAGGAACACCGCGTCGTCGGCCGAGGACCGACCGAGCTGGCCCGGCGCTACGGCATCAAGCAGGAGTTCGAATGATGTCGAGGAGGATTGACGATGCATCCGTTCGAAGATCCTCAATTCATCATTGCGATGCTCGCCCTGGCGCTAGCGTTGGTCATCATCGGGATCAATCCCGATGGATGCTGTCGCTGACGATCATGCTCGCCGCCGGGCTGCTGCTGCCGACCGAGGCGTCGGCCTGCCACCACTATTCGCGCTGGTATTACCCCCAACCCCAGCGGTGCGGCGTGGCGCGTCAAACGGTGCGTTTTCCCACGCCTCAAACCAGGGAGAAAAAATTAACATGGCCCGACATCGCCCTGCCGGGCCTCGCCCAGGCCGATCTCGACGGCGGCGGGGGCGGATGAGCCCACCCGCGCCCGATTGCTGCTACGGGCCGCCCTGGAGGCCTACAATGCCCATTGAGGCCGCCGCCCTCTACAATGAGATCGAGCCTCACGCGGCGGCGTGGCTGCGCAACCTGATCGCGCTGGGCGAAATCCCCGATGGAGTGGTCGATGAACGGTCAATTGTCGATGTTCGGGGAGATGACCTCGCCGGATGCGACGAGCTCCACTTCTTCGCTGGGATCGGCGTCTGGGCCAGAGCCGTCGCTGAAGCCGAGCAGGCGAGCAACCGGCGGCTCGCAAGGCCGCTCTTCACCGGGTCATGTCCATGTCAGCCGCTTTCGGCGGCTGGACAGCGAAAAGGCCATGTCGACCAACGACACCTCTGGCCCGCTTTTCACCGCCTCATCGCCGAGCGCCGCCCTGCAACGATCCTTGGAGAGCAGGTTGCGAGCCAGGATGGGCGGGAGTGGATGGCGGCTGTTCGCCACGACCTGGAGGCCAGCGGATATGCCGTCGGGACCGCCATCCTGCCAGCTTGCGGCCTCGGCGCTCCGCACCTCAGGTACCGGCTTTTCTGGATGGCCGACGCCCTTGAGCGGGATGGCGCGACTGGCGGGCTGGCCGACGCCGAGCGCCTCCGAGAACGACATGGCTCCCGAAGAGTGGGAACGCCTGAACGCGAAACAGAAGGCCGCCAATCCGAACTTGGGCACGAAGCAGAAGATGCTCTCGACGACCGTCCAATTGGTCGGCCCCGCCCGCCTGACTGCTTCTGGTCGGATGCTGACTGGATCTTCTGCCGCGACGGCAAATGGCGGCCAATTGAGCCCCAGTCATTCCCGCTGGTTGATGGGTCTGCCTTCCATCTGGGATCGGGCGGCCCCTACGAAGGCATGTCCAGAACCGGAATGCTCCGAGGATACGGCAACGCCGTAGTCCTGCCGGTGGCGCGGGCCTTCGTCGAGTGCGCCATGGAGGCTATTTCATGACCTTGCGCAAGCCCCAATTCAGCTATGATCCGGCCTGCGAGCGTCTCGCCCTTTATTTCCTGGCTGAAATCCAGCCACGCGAGACTGAGGCGCAAATCCGGTCGCTCTCGCAAGCCATCCAGAACGCCATCGAGGACTGGTTCTTCGAACTTGAGCATCCAACCGGCGATATGTTCGCCGAAAAGGCAACTGATGCCCACTAAGCACAACGGGCCCCTGATGGAGGATTACGTCCGCGCGCTGAAGGCGGCCAAGCGGATGGGGGCGAAGGT